TATATCCCCGCACCATCGGATTTGTAGCAGTCTCGTAATTCGTCCCGCTGGTGTTTTCCTGAATGTGAGTTTCCTTCAGATACTGTGTTCCATGATACGTGATAGTAGGGTCGAACGACACACACCGGCGCGCGTATTCCCAATTAAACAAAACCATCAGGTTACCCGCATTCCATAACAGATAGCCTGGGAACGTCTCTGGCTGTGCCTCTCTGGGAGACAGCCTTATTCCCTTACAAACCGCCTCCTGGATTTCACCAATCTGAACTCCCAGAGCATTCAGGACCTCGAACCGCTGAGCAAGGACAACACTGGTCGCCTCGTATATCCGCCTACCCGCCCGAAGGATGCACCCAGGCGGAAAGTTAGCCTGCTTTTTAATTGCCAGATACGGTGTTCCACTTCGCACAATGCTCGTGGGGAGGGGCAGGATTGCCCCGGCGGGCGCGGGCAAGTGAATCCACGTCCGGCCACGCTCGTCAGTAGACGATCGATATTTCACACCCTTCAGCGGCCTGAAATCGAACGAGCCATCCTTCTGCTCAAACGCAAAACCGATCACCAGGTCGGGTTTCACCTGATCCGCCCGGATCGGACGGAGGATTTCCTGGGCGGGCGCGACAAGCATGCTCAGGACAATCAGAATCCCAACCAGCACGCCGATCACAGCCCACCAGATCGCCTCCTCGGAATATGCTCGGGTGGGCCTCCGGCGGATTTTATTTACTTCCTTCACGCGATTCATCTCTCTTCTCCTCACGGCTGCAGAAGCTTATCGTCCAGAACTGTCTCCAGCGTGCCGTAGTGGATCGGCAGCGCGAGAGAGACTTCCTCAGTCGGGGTCGTTACGACCGCTGCAATCTCCAGCCTGTAGATCGCCCTGAATTCGGTGCCCGGCGGCCAGGTCGCTCCGTCCAGATGAACCTCAATTCCCGCATCTGCTCCTGGCCACGCCCCGGGAAGGACGTGCAGGCTTTCCCCGATCTCCTGATAGGGCGCGCCGCCGATCACGACGGTGAACGGCCACGATGTTGTGAGGCGTTTTCCGGAACCGAAGTAATGCCTCCACACGTTCCCGCTTACCGTTCCGGCGGTCGCCTCGACGACTGCACTCGCCGGAGCGTTCGTCGCGAGGTAGTCGAGAATCCACTCGAGGTTGTCTTGCGCGAAGTTTCCAGCCGAATCTGTCACTGTGGCTGAATCCACGTTCCCGAACAGACCCTGAAGCGTCAGATTTCCGTAGAGCCACTTATCCCCGTAGCCAATCACGTCCGTCGGATCCTGCGCTGCACTCTCAGGAGGCAGCAGGAAGGTAGTAGACCACACAAGGAGCGCCAGTATGGATCCGATAGCGCGGCCTAATTTTCTGATGATCATCGCTTTCCTCGTACTCCCAGATGTCCGGACTCTCCGTGGCCTTCGTCCGGAGGTACCACTGCGAGTGATTCACGATCAGCCGGGTCGATTCCGGGACGAACTCTTCCCCGAGATCCACCCAGTTGTTCGTCCCATCCCCGACGAAGCCGTACATCTTCTCCTGCCGCTCGAACGAAAGGTAGATCCAGTCTGAGCCCGTATAGACTCCGAGTTTTCCCTTCGTCGAATCCCAGTAGACCTGTCCGATCTCCGGGTTCTCCGGCGGCTCGGTCGAGACGTGCAGCCGGAGCTCCTTGAACTCGGCTCTCCCAGTCTCGATCACGTCCGCCGGCAGATTTATAATCTTCGTTCGAGTAGCCACAGGTCATATCGTCCTGCACTCTACTGGAGAGTCACCGTCCCGTACTTGATTGTTCCTGAGCTGTATTTCACCTTGAACACAAGCGAATTGTGTGTCTCATCCAGCCACACGTTTACCTGATTCGTCCCGAGATCAGAATCCACGTTTTCCGAAGCGGAAGCTCCAAGGATCGTCGCGCCGGCTGAGTGCAGTTGCGCCTTCGGGGCGATAGTTCCGAGGCCTACCGCCGGGGCGAGCGTCCAGACCTGCTGCGGCGTCGCCTCAACAACGAGGTAAGCATACGGAGCCTCAAGATTCATCAGGTAAATCCGGTCCGGCCCCCGAGCGATCGATCCCTTTCCGTCGAAAAGTAAGAGATTGTCGAACTTAAATTGGTACTCGATCGTCCCACCCGTATCCCGCTCCAGCCGCAGGATTTCATTATCTCCACGAATCGTCAGCGGGACTACACTCGCCACGCTCGGATCAATTACGTTCCGGGAAGAGTTCGCCGGGTCGTCGATCACGTACTGAGTGTGGTCGTCATCTGTCAGACCGAGCAGCGAGCCGTGATCGTTCGTCCCTCCTCCGCCGCCCGTGGAGACCTGCGCCCACGAGACACCGTTGAACACGTAGAGGACGTCCTCGTCGTTCACCCATGCCCGCCAGCCCTCTTGCGGCTCGTAAAAATTCCAGCCGTTCTTCCAGTGGGCGATATCGTATCGGTGATTATTCCAGTATGACGCCGAGTGGATGATCTCACCGTCCGCCGTGGCGGCGGTGATGTCGCCAGTTACCGTAATTACAGTCTGCGAGAGCGTGGTATTGTACACGACGGCCGAGGCCTGCCAGATCCCGTCGTTCCCCGTGGAACCACTGACCTCGAAGTAGTCGTCGTCCGTGATTGAGTCAATATGGTTCCCGCTGATCGCGAACGTATCCACGTCCACCGAAACCGCTGCGATCGCGTAGGTTGCCGCCGCGACGATATAGGCCGCGCCGTCCGAGAGTGTAGACACATTCGGCGGAGTAGAGAGATCCCGGTCAACGATCCCGCGCTGCAGAACGCCGTCCAGAATTTTGAGCGCTTCGTTGTGCGTCACGTAGATCGAGGCCTGGTTCTGCTGGAGCTCCGGCAGCGCCAGGTTCTCCGTCGTCGTTCCAGTCACGATCGCCGCTGCGACGAGCACGCCAGTCAACAGGTCCATGATTTCTCACTCCTATACGGTCAGGATCGCCTCCGCCGGATAGCCCCGACCGACGTCTTCCGAAATCTGGTAGATCTGAACGTGGAAGTGCGTAACAGGCTGACCGAAGTCCTCGATCTGCCATTCCTTCCAGTAGATCGCCGAGACCGTCGCCTCCAATCGGATCGGCTCGACCTCGAGAGTGCGCAGCACGTTTCCGGAGCCATCCAGGATGTCCACCTCGTACCGCTCGAACGCTTCTCCGAGGGGCGCGCCCCGTGCACTGTCTCCTCCGAGTCTTGACCGCCGGATCCACTCGATCACCCAGTTACCCTTCGCTGTCTTCCGGCCTGTCACGTGCGTCGGAGCCCACGGTTTCTTTCCGATCGCTGTATTCGTGAATTCAACCGCAGTGGCTGAGTCGGCCACTCCACCGGCCGGGAAAATCTTCCACTTCAGCGTCGTCCCGACGAGTTCCTTCGGGAACAGGTTCAGCCGCGTCGCGCCGTCCAGAACGACGAAACGCTCGCCGACGGCGTGCTGATTCATCGCCCATTCCGTCCCGAATCGCCCGCGCAGCAGATTCGAGAGGCGGTAAGTCTTCGTCCCGACCAGTTCCGCCGTGGCGAAGTGAATGATCTCATCACCGAGCAGTGCTGTATTCCGGCCGACGCCTTCCTCCCCGCTGAGGATCTGGTCCTCGTTCATCGAGGAAAGAGAGCCGGCGGTCAACACGACCGTCACTGTGTTCCCTCGATCCCAGAGCGCAGGATCTGCAGGAGCCAGGACGGTCTGCGCCGTTCCGGCGGGCGAAAGGTGGGTGATCAGGTCCGTAGCGGCCCCGTAGGTCTGACCGCCGTCGAGCGAGACGTACACGTTCGCGCCGATCCACCTCGTTTCGTCCTCCCCGGCCGCCGGGTGGACCGCGAGGTAGAATCCGTAATCGTCATCACGCGAAGAGAGGATCGGGATATCAAGGAACTCCGCCTCGACCTCTGGGTGGTCGAGAAGATTGTTTCCTGTATTCGTCGCCTGCCCTTCGACCCCCGTCGCGTCGATCGAGTAGATTTCCTGCGCCTCCACGACGCCGTCACACTGAATTACGCCGGGAAGAGAGTAGTTCATCTTCGTGATCCGCACGGTGAACGACCGGTTCTCCACGGTGAGCGTGATCACGTCCGCCGGATCGAGGTAGAGGTATTCGGGGCCGATCCGGAACGAAATTGAGGACCGTTCCAGCCAGGCGTCGTACAGCAGGACCTCCGCGATCTGACGGGCCCGGGAAGGAGTCATCACGATCGGCAAATTCACGGAGACTTTCCGGCGCCCCTCCCCAACGATCCGCTGCGCGGTCTGCGTCCCCTCCTGGTAGTCTCGGTTCACGTCGAGAAAATTCACGTTCACTACGTCCGGGAGCTCCATCTCCTGACCGCGCGTATATTCTGCCTTGTCCGGCAGATCCTCCTCAGCCCGGTGGGCCGCGAGATCCGCGTCGGAGATTGTCACGACGGACGAGCCCCCGCGTTTCACGAAGCGCACCTTCCCGTCCGACTCGACCGCGTCGAAGAAGAACGCGCGCTGCAGCGGTTCGATCGCTTCGCGGACTGTCTTCCGATCCTTCACGACGTAGCCGTCCACCATGTCGGCGCGCAGCTCCGTCGCGTCGATATCCCCGGCCGAGAGCCCCGCTCGGGCAGAGAGGTCCTCGACGATATCCGCCAACGAAATCTGGTTTGCGCTCACGGAAACTGGACTCGTCTTCCAGACTTCGTTCTGGTCGAACGTAGTCTTCGTGAGATCTCCGCCCCCGACCACGTAGAGCGTTCCGCCGAAATTGGTCAGTGTTTGTGTGTCGAGAATGTTAGCGTCATTCCCGATGTCCTTCGCATCCAGGTCGCCGCTGACCGCGTGGACGTACACGCGATTCGCCGCGGAGTAGATCGCGGTTCCCTGAATCGTGACAGTCGTTAGTCCAGTGCTGCCATCGTAAGTAATCGACTGCACTCTTCCGTAGGCATCCGCCGTCTTGACTTCACTCGGGTATTCCGGCCCGAGGAAAGTGCTATCATGATAGAAAGAAAGCCAGTCGCCAGCCTCGATCGTGTCAGTCTTGTCCCCGGAGATCCGGAAAGTGTAGCTTCCAGTGATGTCATAGATATCAAAGACTGCCTTACTGAGCGGGATCCAGGTGACGCCGTCTGAACTCTCCCAGAGAAAGTAACGATTATCAGAAGTCAACTCGCCGACCGGATCAGGCGAGTGGCTGACGAGCGCGATCATGCGATTCCTCCAGACCGCGCCCGAGACGATCACGTCGTCGAAATCACCGGTTATATTGCCCGCAATCTGGACGAACTGTTGACTCCCGCTCGAATACCGGAAGCAGCCGTTTACGTACTTCTTCCACGTGTCCGCGTCGATCCCACCGGGGTTATACGCCGTCCCGCCAAACAGATAGAGATCTCCATTGAACGAAAGCATCGTCGCATAGGCGCGATATCCAGCCCCGCCCGTCTCGTTCAGACGCTGCCAGGTCGTCCCGTTATGGCTGAACCAGAGGTCTTGGTAGGAGTCGTAGGGCCCCTTTCCGGGAGGACTGTCTGCGGCTCCGAGATAGCAGTGGCCGCCGAGGAAGAAGATTCCTTTCCCGAGCGGATAGCCGGAATCGTGAACCGCCATCGCATAGCCCTCGCGGGGGAAGGGCAGCTGATAGAACGGATGGCCCGCGCCGCGGCCGTCGGAGACGCTTCCGTCGCCGGTAAGCGAGTTCGTTTGCCAGCCGCCGGATTCGTCCTCCAAGTAGGTGACCATATCGGACCCGCCGCCGGCGTCGAACGTTCCTTCGTAAGTCGAGGTATCATCCGCCCCGCCGATCACCCAGAGCTTGTCGTTCAGCACGACAGCCCGGATACTGTACCGCGCCGCTCCGAGCGAAACACCTGGATTCCACGCGCTGCCGTCTTCTGATTTTCCGACGCTCGACAGTGCACCGTCCCGCGCGTTCCATCCTCCGATCGCCCAGAGTTTTTCCTGAAACTCAACCGCCGCGTGCGACCAGCGATCGACCTTGAACCAGGTCGATAGGGTCGCGTCGAGGTCGATCTGCTCCCAGTGGTCGGGCAACACGTCCGCGCGCCGGACGACCTCGACCGTTAGATTCGGGATCCGGTTCCCGAAGTCCTCAAGGTCGAGATTCTTCAGAACGAGATAGGCCATCCCCCGGTGGGCAGGTAGGTTCGTTATCTTCTCAGCCAGGAACGGATCGGGATCCTGGTCCGCTCCCTCTCCCCCAAGATGGATCGTCAGGTACTTGTTCGCCCACGCCTGACTGCGTTCCCGCGTCGTATCGTCAGCGCTGTCTCGCACGTCGTATCGCAGTTTCGTATCGAGCCAAATTCGCGCAACAGAATCAATCGGGCCTTCACAGAGAGCCACGGCGAACGAAGCCGAGTATTTATACTCCGTGATCTTCATCTTCGACGAAAAAATAAAGAAGCCACCGGACGAGACTGTCCGTGTGACTGCACGTTCCTGCAGGTCCGTCGACCAAATCACGTTTCCCGCGATCCGCGCCCGGCCGTATACGATCGGGATCGTCGTTCCGTAGGTGCTCGTCTGGACGGAGAGATCGGATAGCCTTGGCCCCTCGACTTTCTGTGGGGAGAGGAGAGAGCCGATCGTGGAGCCGATTGCCCAGCCCCACATCACCCCGACCGGACCGCCGAACGCTCCGCCGAGGAACGCGCCCGCAAGAGGGAACAGCAGTCCGAGAAGACCCATCCCTACGGCCCCCTGTAGTCAGGATAGTTATTCACCACGTCCGGTCCGGGGACATACGGCTCGCCCCGAAAGTTAGCGATATTCGAGAATTTGTATGCGCAGTGATCCACCGTCTTCAGGCAGCCTGCGTAGACCTCGAACTGGTCGCCGACCTGGATCGTCTCCGTCGTGGGCAGAGCGAGATAGAACACGTGTACGTTTCCCAACCCCGGCCATGCCTCAATATCCCACTTCCTTACTTCGACTGAACTCCCGGCGTTCCCTCCGCTTGTCCAGGTAAGCAGTCCGCCAGTGAACCAGTCCGTCCCGGCGGATCCGTAGTAGGTTTCGTGTCCCTGGCCGGGGTGCTGCTCCGTGATCGTCGCAGCGAATTTTCCGACGCCGACCGCCGTCACTTGACCCGTCTCCGTCCAGTCGTCCAGGTTGATTCCACATCGCGAGTCCCCGAGGTCAGCCCGGCATCCGGGCGTATAGACCTCGCCGATCTCCTGCTGGAACGCTTGTGCGAGTCCACGGAACTCCGCCTCGAATCCGTTATCCCGAACGACGACTTCGCCGAGCCAGCCCCGGCGAAGGATCACACGCCCCTGGGTGAGATCGCGGTAATTCACGAGGAAGATCTCCGCCTCAGCCTGGTCGTATTTTCCCGTGATTAGGTCCTCACGCGCGATCCCGTTGACCGTCGTGATTCCGCGAATCGTCAAGTTATCAACGGCCAGGTTAGCCGTCCCGCTCAGCTCCGAAGGCGTATAACCCCACTCCGCTTCGTACGTGACTCCCTCGAACGTGATATCCCGATCGTGGTTCGTGAAGCCGAGTTCGGTCCCGTCCTGTCGCGTGATCTTCAGACAGACCGCGACCGTTACGTTTTCCCCGGCGAGGTGATTCCGCAGTTCCGTCGAGAGAGTCTTCATCAGATCCGCACCTCGATCAGACTGATCGATCCCCAGGACCGGAGCCCGGGACCTGCCTGGCTGATATTCTGCAGGTCCGTATCGAATCGGACCGGCACGTCGAACTCGAAATCGGCCGTGATTCGCTTCCCGGCCGCCGGCGCGGACGAAAAAGTTACGATCCCCGTCGTCGCGTCCACACTCCACCCGCTCCCCTGCTGCACTCCGTCCAGATAGATCACGACCGTGTCGCTCGTCCCGGGCGGGACCCCACCGTGGACCGGCTTCGTGATCGTTCGCGTTACGTAGGGAATCACACTCCCGTCCGCCGTCGCATCCGGAATCGACTCGTCAACAGCCATAACTGTATTCCCGCCGGAGGTCGTGACTGCACTGACCTTATACCAGCCATCATTCCCGGTCGATCCTGTAACCTCGATCCAGTGCCCGGAGGCGAACAGGTCGGAGTGATCGCCCGAAATCGTGAACTGCTTATTCGCCTGGTCCACGGCTGAGATCGAGAGAGTAAAGTTCGTCGCCGATCCTGCGGCGTAGGACTGATTCTTATAGTTCTTCACCAGCTGGAACGTAGTCGTCGATCCGTCTCCCGTCCCGATCCGTTCCCCGCTGCCCTGGTAGTCTCCCCAGTCCTTGAATCGAAACCCATAAGCGCGACCCTTTCGGGCGAGGAAGAAGGCGGTGACGATTCCCATCTGCGCTTCCGTGTAGCCGACCAGCTCCGCTGTATAGCTTCGTCGCGCATCCTCCCAGTCCGACTGCCTCTGCTCGTATCCTGACTGGAGAACGGTCACGTCCGTCCTGAACGAGGGGCCGCCGCTGAACGAGTAAGAGATCGACTCCGGGAATCGCACTTCGTGAAATGACACGACTGCACTCTCCTCACAGATAGCGCTTCCGGATCCGCTGCATATATTGCTCGAGGTCAGCCATTATCTGTGGCCCGGATCGCCGGAACGACTCAGCGTCTGGCGTGGAAACGTTTATTGTCACCTGGACCGGCGGTCCTGCGACCGCCGGCTCCGGCATGACAACGCCGGGGACCTTCGGCATGAACAGCTCGGGACCTCTTTCCCCAACGAGGTAAGCGCGCCCAGGCTGAACAGGGCCGCCCTCCTGTCGTGTCCCGCCGAAGAAGAAGCTGAAGATCCCACCCGCCCCGAACGCCGCCTTCTGCAGCGTGTTGAAGAGCCTCCTGGCTAGCATGTCCGCGACGATTCGATCCATCGCCACCTTGAATCGCTCGACGAGGTTATCGAGGTGGCCCTGCATAATCCCAAAGAAAAAGTCAGAGAACGTACTCTCCATCAGTTGTGCTGTCCGGCGGCTGGCCTCGACGAGGCCGTTGAATTCGTCTTCTACGAACTGGCGCATACTCCTGAACTCTTCTTCGGTGATCGCTTGCATCTTCCTGGCTCGTTCGAGGAGCTGTACATCCTGCTGGTACCAGTCACGCTCTGTCATCATCCGGCGGCGGATAAATTCGACTTCACGCAGAGCAGATAACCTCTCATTTTCAAGATCTAGCAAACGCTGTTGAATTCTTTCCTCGAACTGGAGTTCCGATTCAGCGGTATCGCCGAGATCCTTCCAGGACTCGCGCAATTTTTTTATTCTCTCACTGCTTGCGGCCATTACGGCACTAGCCGTGGCTTCGAACTCTCGCAAAACCTGGAGCCGCTGTTCCGCAGTTAGTCCACTGACCTCCAGAATTTCATCGCGTTGTCGTTCGAGCTCCCTAATTTTCTCTACAGTCGCAAATTTTTCCCTAGCGATCTCTCGATCCAACCCTTCAACCTGCAGCAGATACCGCTCGTTCACCATTTTTTGCTGCAGATCAATCATTTTTTGCACGAAAGATCTATATTCTCGCACAGCCGCCGCACTATCGCCAAGCGATGACGCGAGTGGTTTTCTTCTATGGATCCCAGCACTTCCAGACCATATGCCAAGTCTCGCGTCCAACCGATCCATTATCCTTCTGTGGAAATTTATATCTGGACGTAGTGGGTTTCCTTGTGGTTTATCTAGCTCGCGCATTTGCTTGAGGAATTCAGCAAGGGCTTGCGATAACTTCGTGATCGCTGGAGCCAGTGTGAGTGTAGCTTCCTGAGCCAGAACGGATAATGATTTTTCCATTCTACGCAGCGCGTCATCGGCCTTTTCCGCGTTACGCACGAGCGATTCATCAAGGATTAGGCCCATCTCCTTGAATTGCTCGATCGTGTTTTTTAGATTCTTGCTCGACTGCCGAAATAGCAGGCCCATCCGCGCCCCGGAGCGGCCAAACAAGTCCATCACGATTGCGGCTCGTTTCGACTCGTTCTGGATTTGGCTGACCGCGTCTGCGATTCTGAACAGCGCTTGTTCTGTCGTCAGCTCCCTAACGTTTATCCCAAGTTCCTCGAAGGCCTTCGCACCCTCGCCGACCCCCTGTCTCGCGTCACCCATCACCCGGGCAAACCGTTCCAGCCCCCTCGTGAATTGCTCCTGTGCGATTCCAACTTCCTCTGCCGCCTGCTGAAGACCCTGGTAGGTTTCGATCGCGAGTCCAGCCGTATCCGCCGCCTTCGCGATCTCTGAGGCCGCCGAAATCGTGCTTCGCACGTATCCTGCGATCTGCTTAATCGCGAATGCGCCGCCGAGCGCGCCGAGAACGTTTTTGAGCCGCTTGATTGACTTCTGCATTCCAGAGATAGTGGATGTAAATGTGGATGCGGCTTTTCGCATCTCACGTTGGAAGCGAATCGTATTCGCGTACATGTCCACGCGCAGCGTCCCGATCTTCGCGGCCACGATTCCTTACCTCTTCTTCTGAAATGCAGCGTGTACCATCTTCGCGATCGCTTTCTGCTCTTCGACGGACTGCCGTTTCTTCTCTTTCTCGAAGAGCATGAAGTCCTCAAGCCGATAGGGCGTCGCCTTTCTCTTCGGATCCCGGTTCGCGTTCGCCACGAGTGATGCGAGTAGGGCGGACCGAACGTCCGCCCTCCACTCTCCCCACGGATCGATTCGGTAGAACGCCATCCACTCTGACAGCTCCCGGCTCCCGATCCGCTCCAGTAGTTCCCTGACCGTACACCCGAGCGCGAGCGCTAAGCCAAAACAGAATCTTCGCTCGGTTCGGGTTCGGAGTTTTTTTCCAGTTTCTCTACCGCCTCCTCGGTCAACATGTTGAGCTCCCGCGCCGCGTTGAAAATCTTCAGCAGCACCGAGGTCCCTAGATTCTTTAGTCGCTCCGCATCCTCGTCGGTAAAAATCCTCGTTCCCTTTTCGTCGACCGCCGTAAGAACAATCAGTTTCGTGATTACATCCGCGCTGCCGACGCCTTCCTGCGAAACGAACTCTTCGTACTCCATTCGCTCTCGGCCGCGCATCTCGCGCAGCCGCACCACTCCTCCCCACTCGGGGATCTCGACATCTACTGTCTTCAGGTTCAGTTCCCCGTTCCCTAGAATCTGCTCTCGTGTCAGGACGTGATCTTCTCCCATGTCAGTTTTCCTCCGTTCAGGTTTATGTGATTGAAATTGAGCCGGTCACCTTGATCGTGATCGAGCCAGACCACTTATCCCCGACGGACCCGGAGATCGAATACCCCGTCACGTAGCCCGAGAACGACCAGGTCGTGTTGCCCGCGTCAGGGAAAATAATCTTGAAGTTTCGCTTCGTCCGGTTATTGAAGTCGGTCATTAGGTCCTGCTGTGTCGAGTCGGACGGGACGAAGTTAAGATCCAGCGAGATCTCGCCGGCATCCTTGAAGGACGGCAGAACCTCACGGTACTCGTCATCGGACTGCATGTGCGTAATATCCAGGAACTCGAGGGACAGCCCGGGCCCGTTGATCGCCGTGATTTCCGCCACGATCGTGAAGGACTCAGGCGTACCGCCGTCCCCTCGCTGGAACTGTGTTCCGATCGCCGCGATCGCGTTTGAAGTCGCCATCTTATCTCACCTCGTTTCACGGAATCCGAATAACCGCCCACTTCAGGGCAGTCGTGCTGGACTGGATTTGGATCTCTCCGGTCGCGTTCCTCCACCCCGCTGTATTTCCGAACCAGAACGCTGCGTAATCTCCGGCCGAAAGCGTGTAGACGATATCATTCTCACGGTTATACACATCGGGCACGCTGTCTAGCGTAACCGTCGCCGTCGTTCCCGCCGGGTAGTAGATCAGCAGGAGCTCGCTGCCAGTCGAGGAGAAACTGTCGATCGCTGTAGTCGCAGAAGTCCACGTGAAATCCAGTCCGTCCGCCGACACACTCGACGGATACGGGCCGGTCGGAGAGATCACAGTCAGCGTCGCGCCGAAGGCTACAGTCAGAATGACCGACAGGGCGAATGCAAGAATCGTCGCAAGATAAACGTTTATCCTCATGGTTTCGTCTCCTCGTGCCAGACGACGAAATCCATCGACTGGCGATAGATTTCAGGAGCGGACTCGAAAAAATCCTGTGAGCCGTCGTGTTCGACGCCTCGAATTACTTCCCCGTTTATCGTGCCACTCATTCGAAGCATCGCGAGTCGGGTCACTTCTCCGACTTCTTTCGCCTCCCTATCCGTCCTTCCCCACGCGTCGATCTGGCTTCGGACCGATTCCAGGCCGCTCGATCCGTCCACCGACCCGACGTGAACGCTCGCCACCCGCTGGTAGGAGAGCGCCGGAAGCTTGACCTTTGGCGGCATCACGAGCGGATAGATTCGGTTCTGCACTTTCTCGTAGACGTCCGAATCGTCCTGTAGATGAATCGCGACACTATTTTCCAGCACCAACGCTTAGCTTCCTCGTTTCCTCCTCGACCGCCTTCCACCCGCGATCGAGAATCGCCTTCACGACCTCGTCCTTTATCGCCTCGTAGGCGGGGCGCATGAATGGCCGCGCGGGCATCTGGCCCGTTGAGCGACCTGTTGACTTCTGTTTTCTCGGCCCGGTTCCGTATTCGACGAGCGGCGCATGAGGAGCGACCCGCATGTCCGGCCCGACAGAAAATCCGAGCGTATTTCGCGTCCGCGACCACGGCTTCACCTTTATTGACTTCCTCAACGTTCCTGTCTTCTTCGGTGCGCGCTTGCGGATCTCGCGGCGTAGCACGGACGCCCCAGCGCGAATCGTCTTTTTCAGGGCGCGCTTGATCGCCTTCGCGTCTCCGAGTCGAAGGATCGCGTCGTGGAGCTCCCGGGCTCCCTTGATTTCCACCTCGAAATCGATCACGTATCTCGCTCCTCTTTCGCCGCTCCGAGGATCTCGAGTCCTTCCCTCCGACCGATCTCCGCCACGGAGAAGATGTCGTACTCGAGCCCGTCATGCAGAATCCGCCATCGCGTGTCGACGCCGGAGAGATAGCGGATTCGGAACCGGGTCGTCACTTCTGAATTCACCTGCTGCGCGGCGAAGTATTCCCGCCCCCGAAGCGGCTTCACTTCCGCCCAGACGGTCGTCACGTCCTCCCAGGAAGCCTCCGCCTCGCCGAACTCGTTCTGGATAAACGTCGGCCTCCGAAACGTGATTCGTCTGTCCAGCCGTCCTGTCACGAGAGCGCTCATCAGTCGAACCTCAGAATCCTGTCCTGCCAGAGCAGCGCCTGGGCGGCGAGCGGAACCTGGACCACACTCCCGCCTCCGATCACGACCTCCGCCCGGTTCTCGTACCAGTGGCCGAGGATCAGCAGGAGCGCCTGGCGAATCCTCTGCGGCACGTCGCTCGCCGAGTCGCCGTATCCAGCCGTGAATCGAATCGTGACCGCATTCAGCTGATCTCTCGGATCAGGGTAGCTCTCGCCGTACGCCGGCGCGATTCGACCCGGGTCCGATTTTACATCCACGTCGTATTCCGAGCTGTCCCAGGTCTGCGTGTCCCCGTTCGAGTCGACGTACTGAATCGACATCACGGACTGAAGCGGAGGTTTCGGAACGTAGAGCGGGACGGAATCAGACGACGGGAAGTCGTCGAGATACCAGTCCCACGTCTGGGTGATCAGCGCACGTCCGAGGAACTCCTCCGCGTACTCGCGTGCCGCCTGAATCAGCGACGTAATCAGGTCGTCCTCGTCGCTGGAATCGACCCGGAGGTGAGCCTTCGCCTCGTCCAGCGAGATCGGCTCTACCGCCGGGGCCGATTGGAGCTCCAAGCTGCCGCTCATTTCCCTGCCTTCCGAGGCCTCCCGGTCTGTCGGACTGCTTTCTCCGGCGGTTCGACCGCAGCCGTCTCAGGAGCGCCGGCGGGCTTCGATTCCTCTTCCGGCACCTTCTCCGGCTCGTCCGCCTTTTCTTGATCGCTTGAATCGGGGTCGGGGATCTTCTCGAGGATCTCTGCATACCCGCCCTTGATCAGCGGAGCTGCCTTTTCCGCCGGAAGATCGTAGATACACCCAGTCCGGTATTCCCCGGACTGAGCACGCATCAGCAGCCGAAATTTCATGGTCGTTTCACCTCAGGTAAAGAATTACTTTCCCACCCTTCGCGTTTCCAGCGTTCGAGACGGAAAGGCTCAGTACGCCATCGATTGCGACGGGAGCCGCATTCCCGGCGGTCCCGTCAGTCACGATCGGAACGACGTTCGAGGCAGTTGTGTTTGACAGATTCGCTCCAAGTCCCTGGAGTACATCAAGTCCGTCCGCGTCGTTCAGCACGACGTCGTAGAGGTCCGTCGGCTGCGTTCCGCCGGAATCTGGCACAAAGCACACGCGGAGAATTTGCCCGGACAGCGCCTTCGAGTCCGCCGTGGCGTCTCCGGCCGCGTCGGAGGTCCAGTCAAACGTGACCTTTTTCACGGTCCGCGTCTCGGAATAAGTGATCGTAACGGTTCCGGCCACGGTTCACCTCCGCTGCCAGGCGCGGATATAGTCCACGTCCAGCGTTACGCTTCCGGCGGCGCTGTCTCGTTTGATCACGCCAAGGTAGACGCAGAGCGGAACGTTCGTCGTGATCCCGGTACTCTCCGACCCGACATGCACCCCGTCGAGCCAGAAATCCACGTCGCCGTTCTCATTGATTTCCACTCTGTACACGTGCCACGTGCTCGCCTGGAGCGACACCCCTGAATTTACGACGGTTCCGTCCGTGTCGCCTTTCACGGCGACAGCGTAGATGTTGTCCGTCGTCGCATCCGAATCGAAGAAAAAGACGGCGCAGTCCGACGCCGTGCTCGTGAGCGTGGTCCCGGAGTACGTAACGGCGAGTGTGTCGGCTGGTTCGTTTTGCGAATCGGAGAAGCCGACGCAGAACGCGATCACGCTCGTCCCGGCCCGGATCCGCGCTTCCATTGCGCAGGCCTTCGAGGCAGACCAAAGAAAATCGCTCGCCAGCTCCTGGTCGTCGTTATCCGACGCGCCACAGGTCAGTCTCGCGATCCCGCCCGTCGCCGATACGATCGAGAGGCCGCCTGCACTCGCAGCGACCGAGTTCGTGTTGACTATCCAGACAGTCGTAACCGCCTCGATCCCGACTGACGCAGACGAGCTGGAATAGACGAACTCGTCGAACACCTTCACAGGCGCGAAGGCCTCGACTGTCTCGTAGTTCGTCGTGTCGTAGAAGACGAGGATTCCGTTCCGCCACTCGGACCGCGTCTCCGCCTGCGGAGCTGGGGGGAGAATAGCAAGGAGGATTAGCAGCGCCGCCAGAGTGAGCAGATGGATTTCTTTACGCTCATTCATGATTCGCTCCTTCTCAGGTTCAGGTCAGGACCGTGCGATTCACGTCCTCGGCGTACCGCGGCTCAGTCAGAATCGCGATTACGCCCCCGTAGACGGGAGAATCTACGACCTCAGTCATCTTGAGCCGGACGTACTTGTCGTCGCTGTGCAGGTCGGACGAGGACACGGAGATCTCGTAGACCTGGTCGGCCCCGGCGTCTGTGGTGAACCCTGACGAGGTCGCGTCGGTCCACGCGCCGAACGTGTCCCCGGAGGTGCATTTCCGGTACTTGAACGCGATCGCCGTCGCGGTTGTCGGCGTGGTGTCGTCGCAGGACTCCACCGTGATCGTCGCCGTCCCGGTGTCTCCAGATCCTTTCTGGACCACGAACGTGATCCGGCCCCACTCTGACAGATTCACGACGTCTGTCGCCGGGTTACCGTTAAATAGGTCGTTATTTGAGGAGATGAAGCTAGAATTCCCAACGTTTACGATCTTGTGCTCTTCGAGAAAGTTGACCGCCATTTTCTTCTCATCCTTTCTTCTATCCCTCGGGGCTGGCGGGAGGAGAGCGGAGGAAGAACCCTCCTCCCGCCTGCGGGGGAAGTGTCGATCCTTACGATCTCGTCGCCAGCGTCACGAACGGCGACAGAGTATTCGAGCCCTTATAGGGCGTCAGGGGCGCAGACCAGATCGGCTGGCCGTCCACGCGGTAGACGAACCGGTAGACGGTCTCGTCGTAGAGGAACCGCACGTGAATCGACGCCGCCGAGCGCGGCGCGCCCTTGTCGATCATCACGTATTGGCTCAGGTCGGCCAGCACGATATCGCCCTTCGTTCCGAGCGTCTGGCAGTGCTCGACCGGAATAACGGGGCGACCAAATAGCGTGCTCCACGGCTGCCCGGCGAGGCCGTTCGCCGGCATATAGAGCGGCACTCCACCCGTTCCGATCTTCAGGCTGAGCGAGTAGAGCTGCGGCTCGATATCCTGGTTGATCAGCCAGACCGCGTTCGGCCGTGATCGCCCGAAGCAGCGCGACCACATCTTTAGGATATTCTCGGCCACGATCGTCTGCGCTGCCTGCCCGGATTCCTTCGCGACTGTGACGACTGCATTTGACTGGAGGATTCCGAGTGGCTGGCCCGCGCCAGTTCCGTTTAGAATCCCGTCATCCATCTTGAAGCCGAACTCATCTCGAAACGCCTGCCGAATGATCGTCTCCAGCGCCGCCGCATCCTCGAGGAGCTCGTCGGTCGCGTAGCAGAGCCCCGTGAGCTTGTTTAGCTTCAGGTTAATCTCACGGAACTTCGGTTTGGATTTCGTCTTCGCCTCGGCCTCGGAGGTCCAGTAGGCAACGACGCCGCCCCAGCGGGATCCGTCCGCCCGACTGGTTTCGTCGATCCCGTAGATCTTCAGGCCGTTCGACCGCGGGTTCGAGATCGGGATCCGGCGGACCCGGGAAGCCAGAACTCCAGTCTTGTACACATTCTTCAGGAGCTCCTCGGCGAAGTCCTGCTGCACGAGGAATCCGCCATCAGATGGAACCCCCTCCGAGAGTCCAGAGGCCGCCCGCTCGTTGTACTTCACCAGCTTCTGGACAAGCGGGTCATGCCTCATCGTCGGATCGGACGCCCGCTTCACTGCGACGAGGAACTCGCCGAGCGATCGCCACGCCGGTTCACCTTGCGGGAACTCGACTCGCGTCCGAGTCGCGCCGCCGTTGCCTCCGTCGTCTCCGATCGGAGGCTGAACAGGGTCATTCTGCGGGAGCTGGAGATCCTGCATTTCCGCGACGATTCGCTGCTGTCGCGCGAGCGCCCGCTCTTCGGTCTCGATTTGCTCGCGGATCTTGTCGAGCTCTGCCTCGATCTCGTTCCAGCGCTTCTGTTCATCCTCGGTGAAATCCCGGCTTTCTTCTTTCGCCTTGTCATTCAGCGCCCTCGCCTCGTCGACCAGGGCCGCCCGTTTCTTTCTGAGATCGTTGATATCAGGCATTCTCTTTCACCTCACACGTACCGTTTCAGCCTCGCATCTCGTTCGCGCCAGGCCGTTATCGGATCGTGCTCTCTCCGCCCGGCTGCCGAGTGGGGATCCTGCGCGCGGCCATCCTGTCCACGCGTCCTCCCCGGCTCACCAGTGGTGCCGGATCTGGCACTGGAATCCGCTTTTTCGCTGACTTCGATCCCCCGCGCCGCCAAAATCGCCCGCGCCTCGACCTCGGTCGCCTCGTAGGCCGGGAACGTAACGGGCGAAATCTCGTAGAGCGCTACTTCCTTAATCTCACGCAAGATGTCTTCTTTTCCATTTTCCTCAGTCTTTCCACTCCAGGACTCCTTCGTCACGACGAAGCCGAAGGACATCCCGCGCACGTCCCCCCGGGAGATACTCTTGAACGCATCGACCCCCCAGGTCGTATCTGGAAGCTGGAGCTCGAACCGCAGTCCCCGCTCGTCCTCTGTCAGCTCCAGCGTGCCGTTACTGACCCGCCCAAGCGGTTTGCTCGTGTCATGGTTCCACAGCGCGAGAACGTCCGATTCCTGGAGGGTCTTCTTGAACGCGCCGGGCCGGATCACCTCGCGGAAAAACCCGCCAATATCGGTCTCCTGATCGAAGACCGCTGCATATCCTCCGATCTTCCGCTGCCCGTCTTCCGCCGCACGCACTTCGCGCAGCTCGAACTCGCGATAGAACTCCACACCCCTCTTCTTGACCGGCCGACTCAGCAGCTCCGGCGGCTCCTGGTCCGCATCACGGATATGCGCTGCCAAGTGTCGGTATACTCCCTCCCGATCCGCCTGCGGGATTGTCGTTCCGCCTCGCGCACCGTTCAGAATGGCGATTCCAGCTACGCAGGCCCGGACATTGGCGGCGCCGATTTCACCGTCGCTGTTGACTTCATGGTGAATGAACTTGTACGATGATTTCACATTGGGGTCGCCCTCCGGATCGACCCAAGCAAACGCCTGGCGGTAGTATTTCGCCGTCTCGTCGTTCCGGAGGTTTTTTCTCATCTGCGGTCCGTCCCAGGGACCGTCCGACGTATCCGTGTGATGAACAGGCAGCGCCTTTCGGAATTCGAGAACGTTCATCGCCTATCCTTCCCGTTTAGCCGAACGGCCGATACTACCTCGTACCGCCCGACTGCACTCTTCGTTTCCTCGTCCCCCTCGACGCTATCCGGCCGCGGTTTCGTGGATTGCACAAAATTCAGCGGAGTCAGGTAAGCGTCTCCACCGGGTCGCGGGTTCATGTTCTCCCGGTCGCGGACCTCGTTCGGCGACATCACTCCCCACTGGATTGCTGTCGCGTAAGCCTGCCACCGGGAATTCGCGTCGCCGCGCAGGAGGCCGTCGACCATAAATTCCGCGAAATACTCACGCCGCTCCTGTTCGGTCAGGAGTGATTTCGAGATCGCCTGCTCCCATTTGACGAGCCAGGGCCGGATCGTGTGAACGACGAAGTCAATCGCCTGCTGCTCGACGTTTGAGTAGGTCGCTTTTTCGAGGTCACCGATCATGTGCGGCGGGACCCGGAAGATCCGGGCGATCTCACTTACTTGGAATTTTCGCGTCTCGAGGAACTGCGCCTCTTCGGGCGAGATCCCGATTTTCTCGATCGACATCCCCTCCTCGAGGACCGCGACCCGGTGCGCGCGAGCCGACCCGGCGTGGGCTTCCTTCCAGGACTTCCTGAGATTGGATGCCGCCTCCTCGCCCAGCTTCCCGGGGTGCTTCAGGACGACAGAGGGTCGCGCGTCGTTCTGGAAGAACCGCGCGCCATACTCTTCTGCAGCCAGGCCTAGACCGACAGCCTCCATGACTGTCATGATCGGCGATAGCCCGCGAATTCCGTCGCTTGATAGGCCGCGCAGGTGGAGGATATCTCGCGAAGGCCAGACCGTCTCTGTTCCGTCCTTCGCGCGGATCACGTAGTAGACCTGCCAGCCGTCCACGTAGATCCGGACGTGATCCGGGTGGATCGGCCAGAGTTCCTTTACCTCCCCATCGTTCCCGCGAACGATCTCCGCGTAGGCATTCCCTCTCAGGGCCACGTGGCCCTGCATGACTTCGCGGAACTCGAACGAGGTCATGATCGGATTTGGCTGGTCGTGAAGAATTCCATAAAGAGGGTGATCCGGCGCGCGGCTTTTTCGGTCGTTCTGTCTGCGGTAGAGGTGGAGGGGGAGGCTGGCGATCGTCTCGGAGAGCACACGAACGCAAGCGAAGACGGCCGAAAATTGCATCGCCCGGGTCGGTGTGACCCGGACGCCGGCGGCCGTATCTACGTATTCTCCGAGCTCAATCAGCCGGTCAAGATCGGAGAGCGACTGGAATTCTCTCCACTCGCGGATCGCGGCGGAAACGACACGCCGAAGCCGGTCAAACACGGGGCAGCCTCCTCCAGAGGTCCTGCCCGTAGCCATAGCAGAAATTACAGTCAGTGCAATATCAATCGTCAGAAGTCAACACTTTTGTCTACATATAGACAATTTCGGGTGGGAATCTTCATTCGGCAGGAAGTTAGAGGGAGGGGGTTCGCTGTTTTTCCTCTGTCGTGAACCGATACCGACACTTTCTGCAGACACGATACCGGATCACGACTCCACGCCGATTCTCGACGACCCGGACGACACTACTGCCGCTTCCACAGAGAGGACACTTTCTCGCCGACACGTTATGCCCCGCCTTTCATCGGCTTCTTTCCTTTCCGGCTCCCCCGGGCCTACCTCTATATTAGCACAATTCCGCGATCTTCATACACGCTGCTGTCCTCGTCGCGATGGACCATTGCTCGGCCGAGGGCCATAACCAGCGCCACGATTCCGTCGATCTTTTCGGCGCTCCGGCTCTTGTCAGGCTTCAGGTTTCCGGCCGGATCCTGTCTTACCGAAACGTTCGACGCCATCCATCGCAGGACTGGGTTCCCACCGTGCTCAATTTTCTTTCCCAGCACGAGCCCTTCGAGTTCTTTCGTCGGCGCGCTCATCGATCCGAACCCTTGGCCGAATGGTACGACGGTGAAACCGTCTCCGTCCAGCTGTGTCTGGAGCTGGGTTGAGTTCCACCGGTCGATCGCGATCTCGCGGATCTCGAACCGCCCCCCAAGCACATTGATGTCCGCACGAATCCTGTCGTAGTCGATCACGTTTCCTTCCGTCGGAGTGATCCAGCCTTCCCGCGCCCACTGGTCATACGGAACCCTGTCCCGATCTGCGCGCTCACGCAGATTCTCCTCGGGAACCCAGAACCGACAGATCACTCTGTACCGCGGCCCGTCCTCTCCCGAGCCTGGAAATAGCAGAACCAGCGCGGCGATATCAATTGTGCTCGCGAGATCCAGCCCTGCGTAACACGGTTTCCCGGCGAGCGCTTCCTCGTCTATCTCGCCGCCGGCGCACTCGTCCCAGTGATCCATGGGCAGCCAGCGAACGGCCTGCTCTGTCCACTGATTCAGGTGGAGACGCCGGAACGTATTTTCGTAGGCCGGGACTTCCTTCGCGCGACGGCACTCCTGCTCGAGGTATTCCCTCTTCAGCGAGATCCCGAGATTCGGATTCGCCTTCGCCCAGACCTCCGGATCGGTCCAGTCCTCTTTCTCGCCGACGGTATAGATGATCGGCAGAAACGTGTCATCCTCAACGATTCCGTCCCGAACTTTCAGCGCGTAGTCGTGGATTTCCCAGCAGATCGAGTGCCGATCGTATCCGGCGGTCGTGATCGCCACGACGATCGGCTGTCTTCGCGCGCCAGTCGAGGTCGTGAGCACGTCCCAGAGTTCTCGGTTCGGTTGGACGTGCAGCTCGTCGAAGATTATCCCGTGAGCATTTATTCCGTGCTTCGAATAGGCCTCGGCGGAGAGCACTTTATAGACGCTTCCTGAACTCGGAACATACACGCTGTGCTTGAAGACCTCACAGCGTTTCCGGAGGACCGGGCTGCGCTCAATCATCCCTTTCGCGATCTCAAACACGAGCGCCGCCTGGCCGCGGTCGCCGGCGGCAGAATAAATCTCCGCCCCCGGCTCTCGATCCGCGAAGAGGAGGTATAGCGCCAAGCCAGCGGCGAGGGAGGATTTCCCGTTCTTACGCGGGATCTCCAAGTAGGCCATCCGGTAGCGACGCGTCCCATCCTCGCGCCTCCACCCAAACAGCTCGCGGATAAACTCCTTCTCCCACGAGGCGAGAAGGAACGGCTGCCCGGCCCACTCCCCTTTCACGTGGTGAAGCAGCTTCTCAAAGAAGTCAACAGCGCGCTGCGCTTCCTGTTCGTCAAACTTGTATTCGATCATTCGACCTGTCTTCTGATCCTTCCGTCTACCGCCCCGGGTCCGTTAGAGCCGATCAGCGCTCGAGTGAAATCTGTCGCGAGGCGGTGGATCGTCAGCACTCTCGTCCCGTTTTCTTCCTGGGCCACCCGATCTGCGTAGTAGCAGAAGCTGTATAGGATCACGCGCGCCAGAGTCGTCGCGCCCATTGCCTCGCCTCGCTCCAGCCTCTGAATCGTCTCACACCGGACGCCGCAGATAGCCGCGAACTCCCGCTGAGTTGTTCCTGTGAACTGCCTGAGGCAGCGTGAAAGCTGCGCGAAGGCGTCAGGATCCATCTGGGCTGACATCAGTTGGCCTCTTCTTTCAGGCTAGATAGACTTCCGCCAAATCCCCGAGGTCGCTTTGCAGACGTTCCTTAATCGCGGCCAGCGATTCGGTGATCACCTTTTCACGGTCCTGGATAGCTACAGAAAACAGAACCGTTCCGTTCTGGACCCGCGGGATTACCCTAAAGCCGACTTTCCACCGCGCGTTCAGATCGCAGCTCCAGATCGGCCCCTCGTAAAACCAGTCCGTCTGGAACTGTGTTCGCCGCGTTTCATCACCATTGCCTTTCGTTTCTATCACGAAGACGTTGACCGCTTTTTCCTGTTTGCGGTTCCTTCCACTGAGGCCGAACTGCACACGACTGGTCCCTTGGCTACTCACCTCGACCTGGCCGATCGCGAGGGAGAGCGCCGAGGGAACGTAGCTATATAGCTCTCTCTCCAGACTCATCCAGAGGCTTTCCGCCGAAACGGGATCACCTCTGTCGAAGCAAACCAGCTCCGCAAACGGGATAGCGTGATCCAGACTAATTTCCGCTCGGTGGACGGAATTCTTCCAGGGCTCCAGGTCGGCCAGGATTTTATCTTGCGAGACGGTTACGATAGCTTTCTTTTCTCGCCGTTTCACGTAATCGACAAGGTCATCGAGAGTGTGGAAGTTATGCCTGATTTCCTTAGATTTCGTATACTCCTTTTCCCTCCAGGCCCCTTCCTCGTAGACCAGCTTCCTGGCAAGATCTGGCTCATCATGTACGGGGAAGACCAGATGCATTATCTTCGCAAGCGCCTGAAGAACAAGATCCAAGTCAGTCGTGCTCATGGTTTTTCCTCCTGTCTTCTAGGTTTAATCGCCGCGTCTAGGACGCTTTACCGCTAAGTAGGTCCCGCGTTCTGAAGAGAGGCCAGCACGGGATTTCTGTTCTCCTTATCGCGCTGGATTCGCTCAGCTCCCAATCTAGTAGGACGATTACGGATATCACTCTCGCTTTCTTTTGCTGCACTACCCGGACCGCTTCAGAAATTGTGCGTCCCGTCACGATCACATCTTCTACGAGCGCCACTCGCTTACTCTTAATATCTGTTCCCTCCACGTCTTTTCGAAGGCCGTGTCCCTTCGCCGTCTTGCGAACGATGAACGCTGGCAGACTAGCTCCAAGAATCGCAGCGAGCATTGACACGCCTGCGGCAATCGGAACCGCACCTATCTCTGGCCCTCCGATCGCCTCGACAGGCTCGTCGCGGAGCATCTCGAATACGACCCGGGAGATGCACAGCAGCGGAATCGGCGAGTGGATAACTTTCTTCATATCGACCTGCTGACTACTGAGCAGATCGGGCGCCAGGCGAAACGCGTGGCCCGGAGAAGCCGTCCGGATTGCGCCTCTCAGTGAGGTCCTTATCTCCCCCAGGAGAATCTGCCGTTCTTCTTCCGAGAGTCTACCTCTTTTTAGCGCGACAGACTTGAGCATCTTATTCCCTCTTTCTCGAGATCGAACACGATATTTTCGTCTCCTTGTGTGAGACGACATTGGATTTCGTGTGCTTGCTTTGACATCACGCCATCGCTCTCAATATACCACCCTGGATATCGGTGCGGTTCACGAACTCGATCAAGCCATCGCCGAATCCGAGCGACCATTCTTTCGTCGTACTTCGCCGTTTCTCGGCCGAGAGGCGTAGAGGGCTGCGGAATAAACGGCGTAAACTTCACACGGACGTGGGCGGATTGCTTCCGTGGGATGGATGTAATGTGGCCCCATAACCGCTCCCACTCGTCGAAGTCCTCCAGTTCCTCCCACGGATAACCGAAGATTACGAAAACCTTGAAATTAGAGTGCCCTCGTGTGCTCATCATCCTGAAGTATTCGACTACGGTCACATCAGAGAGAGGTTTTCCTACCCGCTTTCGCGTTGCTTCCGTCAGGCCATCCAAGCCGACACGAATCAGCATATTTTTCCTGAACGGAAGGTTGGATTTCATCACTCGATCCAAGCGCATAGATCCGAACGAAGTAATTAGCCCCCGACGATGGATTTCTTCGAGTAGATCTGGATAGTCAGGATGAGACGCTTCGTCTGGCGCAAAAAAGCTGACCCGCTTCGATCGAGAGGTATCGATCAGGTCGAGGCAGGTGAATAGCCATTTCCTCTCCTGCTTCCTGTATTTCACGCTCCACCCGAGTTCGCAGAACCGGCAGGCAAACGGACAGCCACGAGCCATCTCGATATACCACACGCGCGCGTGACCCTCCCCGCATCGATTCAGGTAAGGTCTGTGCCGAGGAAGAGGAGTAACTGCATTCGGAGACGGAATCCCACCATCCCACGCTGATGGAACGATCGTCCCCGGAAGCGACACAAGGTCCCTCGCTTTCGCTCCTTCTCGAATTCTTTTGAGCGCCATTACGATCCACTCCTCGCCTTCGCCGATACAGATCACATCTGCAAACGGAATCGCCGGCCTCGGGTTGTTAGCCATTACATGCCCACCGACGAGACGGATTTTCCCGCGGCGCGGGAGGTCGCGCAACTGCAAGAAATCCAAACAGTGATGAAGAGAAATCAGCTCTACATCGTATTCATGGTGATGGTATTCCTGCCTTAGCTCCCAATCCACGGAGAATCCCGCTCGCCGGGCTGCCTCGACGACGTAGTGGCAGCCAATCGATCCCCTGTTCCGCAGATGTGTAGCTTCAATCATGCGGATTTTCATCAGGAATCTTCTCCCCAGGAACGAGGCACTTGACGCGCCCGGTGGCGTTCCAGTAGGGAGGGCGCGGGCGAACGAGTTTCAGACCGGCAGGATGTGGCACATACCGTGTCGCCATCCCTTCCCACTGCCAGGTCCGATCTTCTTCCGACGGCTCTATTTTGAACGAAACGATTCGACCATATCCCATCTCGCGTTTTCGCCCGATCGCCCTCAGCGCCTTGAGCCATTTTCGGATGTCCTTCGGCGTGCCATCGAACCATCCGACCATTTTCCGACACAGTACGACTTCGAGTCGCCTGTTCACTCGGCGGTAAAGGCCAGTCGATTGGTTGATAATCGCATCGGTACAGAACTCGGCGCGCTCGATCCGAAAGCGCTTTCGAAAATGCCGCCCAATATAGATAGCATCACCCTCCGGGGACAATGCCGATGCCTTGTAAATTCGCGTGCCATTTATTTCCACCTGTCGGAGTGGCAAATTCAGTTCCTCAACCGGCCCCGTTCGGCCCGGCGGCGGGCCGGGCGGGTAACGGAAGGCACCGGCCCATGCTATAATTCCATCTAGATGGATCGGTTCATGGGGGTCATAAATGACCCCCCGCCCGTCCAGCTCGAACGTGATCTTATACACTCCCCCCATGGCTTTCCTCCTCACTTTTCTCCTGTTTCCGCGGTGGCAGAAGCCACACCGCGAGTCGCCATTCTGGCGAACCGAAGCGCTCTCGCCAACGATCCAGAAAAGCGATCCACTTCAGGATCCCATACTGCTGGATACGTTTTCCGCCACACCTATCCGGCTCGGTCAGATCCTTTCTGCTGAACCCGGCGGCGTATAGCGGATAAATCGCCTCGTAGCATTCGCGGGTTCTAGCCACTGACGTTCTCGACGCTCCGAACTGGATAACTGCGTTCTCATCCCAGGCTGGATTCAGAATCGTGAGAAGACCTCCATGGCGACGCATATCTTCTGCCGCGTAAGCTCCCCATGGCGGCTCTGCACTCTGGTTGAGAACTAGATCACGAATATCCGCGCGCTTTAGTTTATCCCGAAGGCCATGGCGATCGACAATCCAGGATTGCCAGCGTAGATATCCATTCTCGAGCACAGTCGCCAACCGCGCGTCAATCCACTCTGACTGCGGCGCGGCCATCCCTTCCCACACGTATCCTCCACGACGCTTAGGATACCAAGTCAGCTTCCCCGTGACGGCACAGATTTCCGGTTTATGGGATCTCTCGAACGAAGAGGAATCTAGCTGGTTAACCAGCCATTCAATCGCCAGCATTCTCGATTGCCTCCATCTCCTGTAGGTAGCTCAGAATTTCTTTCTTACTCTTCTCAAGGAAAGAAACATATGTTTTTGTAGAGGGAAGATCACCAGAATATTCGATTCGTACCTGCCCCCATCCACGCCGGGCGCAGGCGCCGAGCACACCGTGGTCCTGGAGCAGCTGCAGGCCAAGCGCAAGGCAGGACTTTTCGATTTCCTGAATATTTGGTTCGAGATCGATTCCCCCACGCATGTGAGTGCCAGCCTTAATGACCTCCCATGTCGCGACCATCCCGTGGTGTTGGTCTTCTTCGCCTAGATTTTCCCTGTCGTCCCGACGCGTAAGATACTCCCACGTAAGGAGCTCGTGCGCAGGGGTGTCCCCAGCTCCCGTCTCTGCACATTCAGGCAACAGATCTCCGATCCTGACCCGGCCAGCGAAGATCTGATTCCCGATCGCACATCCGAGAAGCGATAGCATCGGGATCATCGTCCTGAATCGCTTGTGATCTGCTAGATCAACTGTCAGGTTGGGCCGTTCACCGATCACCTTGAGCGCGGCCCTGGGGACCGCCGCCTTACCTTTCCCTGTTTCCGCCAATTCCCCACCAGCGTACAAGGTATGGAAGAACCATGGCCGGTATGCCATGCGATCTTTGTCCGTCGAAAGCCCTAGCGAGAGCGTGAGATGGTCGGCCAATAGATCCCGAATCTGTCCTCGCAACGCATTCCCGGAATAGAACGGGAGACGAATAACTCCACCATTTCGGGCGATCATTTCCTGACGCCGGAAAAGAGTGAAATTTCCCATCTTGTTGTCTGCACCATGGGATAGCGGTGTCAGAACCTCGACCATCACATCAATATCATGGGCAGGCGATTCGACAGTTTTATCCCCAGCCTTCTCCGTACGTATACCTTCGCTCGTAAGATCTTTTACGGCTGCAGCGAACTGATCCTTTTCATATACGCTCAGGATAGCCAGCGCAGCTGTAGCTTTTACATGTTCTCGGATCCATCGCAGGATCGATTCGCCGTCCCGGTTTGCCTCTTGGAACACCCCAGGCAGGTGTTCGTTGTCCAATGTGGCTTGAAGCAGTTCCGCAAGCATCTCGACGAATCGCACCAGATCCCGCTGCCCACAGGCCTGAGCTATTCTCGATTCCAACAGATCAGATTTTCTCGACGAGCCTGAGCGCAGTTTTGCATCTCGATAGATGGCACCGATACAGCGAAGTGTCCTTTCCATGTTTTTTCCTCCTAGGTTAAGTTTAAGACCCGAGCAGGTGCTCGAGGTCGTCGTCCGACACTGTTTTTTCTGGGACCTGGATCCGTGTCCGGTCGGCAGGTGAGAGACCGAACTTAGCACCGAGGACGGAGGCCAGTTTTGCGGCATTTCGCGCGATCGAAACCTGCGGAACTTGCTGGAGATACCGGATTCGTCCCGTTTTTTCGTCGCGGATCGGATAGACAGTTCCGTGCTCCTCCAGCCACTTGACCGCTGCAACCCTCTGCGCATGGGAAATGCAGTACCGAGTGAACTCGTCCTCGTCCAGCTCGGTCAGCAGTCCCAGTTCGATTAGTTTCGGGGCGTTCCGTTGCCAGCACTTTCTGGCTTCGCCCTTCAGCCAGGCCGGGCACTGCGGGGTTCCGACCCTGGGTTCCGGCTCGCGCTTCCGGATCGGTTTTCTTCCAGGGTTTCCCTGCAGAACGCGAAGCTTCGTTGGTTTCGGTGGAGGACCTCTCATATCACATCTTGATCCGTCGCGGGACTCTCACATACATCTTCGTGGTCTTTCCTCTTTTTTTAATTTCATTACAGATCCAGAATCCCCACTTCTTTTTTAGGTATTCAAGCGCGTATTTTTCGCTTTCCGCGGTTCGGTAGAGCTGAAGACCGCCAGTGTTTTTACCTACCCGACCATGGTTGAACACGAATCTAGAGTCGACAAAGATAATTCGCCACTCAAGTAAGACCTGGCACAAGAGATCAAGACAGTCTCCCTTTGTGATGATGTTTTCATCTAGGCGGATTTTCTTCCCTATAAAGCCAATCGCGCCGCTAGGAGGCGAATAGAGCCGGATTGGGTCGTGAGGAACATGGTTGAACGGTTCCATTGAGTTTCCCCAAGCGAAAACGGCAGTGCCCGCGTCCCTTGCGCAGATCATCGTATTTTCGATTACCCTTAAGATCGCTGCTGGATCATCTATTTTCCTAGGAGTGCGACCGACCATCGAATAGACCGATGTAATATCGTCATCAAGCTGGACGACTATTTCCTCCTTCACATGGAGATTTATCCAGTTTCGAACCCTGGATAGATTTCCATTTGTTTCGTGGGGGCGCGAAATAATCTTACTTTGAGGCACACCGGCTTTTACATATTCCTGGACTTCATCCTCCCCGACAGAAAAAAACGCCGTCGGGAAAAGAGATAACATCCTTTTTGCACTTTTAGGCCGTCTGTGGCTTGGGATCACGATTCGGTATCGTGGAATCTCCATTTTTCTTTCTCTCTATGATTTGCAGCACCTTCTCAGCGCTTACACAGCGTCCGATTCCAATTCGCTTCTTTCCTGGAACCGGATGTGCGTTTACTTTCTCGATTCCGAAAACGTTGGCGAGCTTATTCCAATCGTGTATGTTCCGAGCGAGTACAATAATGTAATCGTAGTGCTCATACGGCCTTAGCTCCATTTCCGGATACTTATCCTTCGTTTCATCAGGATCGATTTTCTCGACCTCAATATCATCTTTTTTACCTGAAAGATTCTTTTCGATTTCGAAAAGACGTAGACTGTCATAGATGTCTGGCGCACAGTCGGTTATTTCACGTAAGAGATCCCTAACTTCCGCCCTGAACTCCCCTTTCATCCCGGGGTTGTTTAGGGCTAGCATTAGGGCTTTTTCTTCATCCTTATTTTCGATATTCACGAGAACGATATCGGCTTCCTCGATCCCTTCCTCCAGAAGAGCTCTGTAGCGCTGATGCCCTCCGACTATTCTCATTGTTTTTTCATTCACAACGATCGGTTCTACGTACCCGAACTGAGCGATAGATTTTTTGAGAGCATCGAACGCGTTGGGAGTGATTCTTCGGCTCTTTTCGTTCTCATCGGACGGCGTAATCTCGCTCAGCTTTGTCCTCCGTATCTTTACACTGGCTGCTTTTTTCTTATTCCTCTTGCTCATTTTTTCAGTCTCGCCCAAAATATACTTAGTTAGATTTTTTAATTTCGACGATCGGCTTGCCGAGCTCGAGGGCGCGTATTATTTTGCGGTCCATCCCGCTGGAGATTCCATTCCCTACGTAGATCCAAACCTCGTCGCAGGCTTCCATGAAGGTCTGTTCACAAGCGATGCCCAGGTCGCGCTCCTCCCGGCGGCGAGCATCAAGGAAACGCGGGTAGAGTAGGTGCGGCGCGAAGGGGGCGTGGTCCACCTCGATCGCCTTTCGGTACAGTCGCCCGGCCACAGCTTCATTACGGGCCGTGGCTCCGGCATACAGACTGCAGATAAATACCCGCTCCATCTGATACCCCCCATGAAGAAACCTTCGAAAAAATGCGCGGGGT